AGTTTAATGGCATCAGACAGTGGACCAGAGCAACAGCATTTTAAAGCGAATTACATAGAAGTAATTAAGCGCATAATTCCTGAATTTTATGACGAGACTGAATATAAACTTTTCGGAGAAGAAGAGGATTTACAGTACAATGTACTAGCTAAACTCCTGTATACTGCGAAAAATATGTCGTCTCTTATCGACATACCCGTGTCGTCTGTCCAGTTTGGTGGGTCCGCAGGCGCGTCTTACTCCAGCGTACGCTTTGTACCCTACTTCGTTCCTTTTAATAAGATAAGTAGAGTTTCTCCTTATGATTACGAACGTCATGTAATGAATCCATTAGGAAAGTCTCTTAGAGACTTCACGAATGTAAATGATTTTAGTTCTTTTATAATTACGTCTGCGTTACCACACACCCAATTAAACTATGTAACCGAAAGATTTGTTTCTGGGTATAGCGCGACAGTAGACGAATCCGTCTCATCTGTCTCCTCAGTACAAAACGCACTACTAGAGAATTTAGGGTGGACTTACATGCTGAACACTAGTGGTAAGGTAGTAGACAGTAACTCCCTTGCACCCAGCTCTTTACTTTTAAGCAGTATAACAAACGAGCTCTACTTAGGAAAACAGCTAACCGAGGCAACCGGCGTTTCCATTATAATGAAATGGCTTCTCCGGAACTGTTTGGGTGGAGGTTCTGAATGGACCCAAATAAGACAGAATTATTTAGGACCCCCTTTTAACGCGCTCTCGTCTACATACTCCAACAATTACTACGCATCGGGCGCACAACTAGTAAGTGCCTTAGATACAATGGTTAATGTGTGGGTAAATGAAGACGACCCTAACTCCTTATACTTTAAGGATATTGTAAACGCATCTCTACTTGGTCTTGACGTAAGGCGAATGGAGAACGCTGGTCCTATGGGTAAGATGTTGAAGGCTTTAGCCTATGGATTTTATGATGTTAAAGATACCATTCGCGACGTACAGTTCTTGTTGGATATTGACGAATGCCCTGAAGAATTTTTACAATACCTAGGACGTTACTTGGGGTGGACATTCTTTTCCGAAGACCCCGCTAAATGGAGAGAGCAGCTTAAACAAGCGATATATCTGTACAAAGCAAAAGGAACACGACAGGCTTTAACCCAAGCTGTTCAAATGGTAATTCCTTCGGGTCTCTGGGATGCTAACAACGCAACCTCCGGTATCCAGGAGCTTTACGAGTCTTACGTACCTAACCTAATTTATTATGTTATTAAAACCGAAACCGATTTTGGAAGTAATCCTGAATCATACGGTAAGCTACTTAGGTCATGGAATAGGTCATTAGCAGCTTCAGGCGTTAATATGCAGATGGTAAATTTCGATACGAATGACCCTGATAATAACGCTAGATTCCTTACAGATTACATACTTCAATATTTAAATGAGAAGCACGACTTTATTAGATTCCATTCTAAGAGTTTTAAAGATTCGGATATTATAAACACCCAAGTAAGTGCTGGTGTAAAATTTCCTGGCTTCTTTCATCGTGGAAGAAAAATACCAGTCCCTCCTTTCGAGGAACATCGTTTCTATCAAAATACTTTAATAGATGCGCCTGTACTGCGTGACCTGTCCGCGTTGATGATTCGCCCTGTCCAAAACTTAGGTCTTAATGTGTCGTCTACAGCAGCAGCAAGCCTCTCTCGATATATAACAAATGAAACGGAGTTAAAAGGCGGTAACATGTTTAATATGCCTGCCATGGGCGCAAACCTAACGTTTAAGTTTATGACGTCCGGGCTCGAGCTTCCATATAACTATCAAAGAATTATTAGGAAAGGAGAGTTAGAAAATATGTCATTGTTTGATTTGTGGAACTCAAAAGCTTCCACCGTCAACAGTAAATTCCTAGCTTCATCTATCGACTGGAACGTAGATGATTTTCACAATTTAGCAGAGACCAAATTAGGTAATCAAGCATTACCCTCGATTATAGATATCTTCCGTCAGTTTAGCCCTTTTCACGTATTAAATAAAATATACGCCGGGTTTGAGCAGGAAGACATATACCCTATGTGGTCAGGAATTGCAGATAACTCGGAGATAGAGATTATCCAAACCCTACAAACCGATGCGGACCAATGGAACAGCAGTTTCGTTACCTCTTCGTTCCCAGGAACCATAGGTACTGGAGTCTTCTCCGGGATATTTCCTAATATAACAAACCCTCAACATGGCAGATGGGTTCCATCTGCAACACTGTACACCTCCCCATATTTTTGGAGCGGTGGTGGTGATGGTACAGAGAATAATCTACCGATTGGGTATAAACAAGTTGGTAATGCCCCTCGAAGCGCAGGGCGACGTAGAAGCAATCAGTACAAATTTACTGGGTGGGCTTACACAAGACGAGGTCTAAACCAACCTATTAACACTGATTTATTTACCTTTAGTGGTACGGATGCTGCAAGAGGTTTGTATGCGTCTGGTTTCATGCCAAAAGGATTTAATTTTTCTTCTCAAAATTTTGTAACTGCAAGCGGAAGCTTATCCTCCGTTTACTCTTACTACGATTCAAGTGGAGACATCCCATCCTTCCCAGGTTACGGCGGGAATACTATTAAAGGGTACTTTCCAGCACGAGCTATTCCCGATGAGGAGCTAAATGTTTCTGGGTGGAATACCTTAAGGGCAACCTTCGGTTCCCAAATACTTCACACCTTAGCAGATATATTTGCACGACGTGGTGCGGAAGACAACAGGTGGCAGCTGCAGACCGAAGAAAGTTATATTAACTTTAAGTGGGGTAACGGGATGATGTTATTGCATAACGCATTAAACGATATTTTCGGGGGTCAATTACGAAATGTTGTGTCTGTAGGCACTCAGCAGGTAGGGGACAAATATTCAGGAGGGTTCAATTTAATCTCTCACATATTTGGTCCTATACTCTTTAACCACTCTTTTAATATACCTGGAAGTATTATAGCTAATTTAGGTAAAGCAGCATTTCCATCCATCGATGGTACGGCTGTATCTGCAGGATACACTTCTTGGAGCGCCTTAGCTACAACACCAGCAGTTACCGAGGACCCTATCTTCATTACGGCTGGCGGAAACCGCCGCATATTAGAGACCGGTATTTTGCAGGCTAATGCGTACAATACCTACAGACATCCGTTAGACCTTTTTGAAGCTCCGAACACAGAGTATTTTTCAAACGGAGTACTTTTATCGGGAATTGATACTGTAGCACCTAACGTAAACTCGTTAGCTGTCTACAATTCTAAAACCAGTACAAGTTACAATGCAGACAAACTAGGACCTTCGGGAATAACTTTAATCCAGAGACATACCACGACTAACCCACGCGAAACTGTTAGAGTTCGTTATCCGTTGGATGGTAATATGAATTACTCCTATAACGGTCGTTTTAAATTTCCCCCTAGGGATGAAGCCACACTTAGCAGAAGTTTATCTTCTATAGCAGCTTGGGGTTTAATCGACCAATATAGAGCCTCTGGTATTTCTGCACAACTAATTGCTGATACTAGCATTGATTTAAATGCCTCCACTACATTAATTGAAACTAATGCGAGCGCCCTTAATTTTGTTAAACTTAGTTGTAGCGGAGGAGGTAAACTATCTACAAGCAGTATTCTTGGGTTTATTAATAACCCGTCCCTAGCAACACGGGTTAACACTGGGAGCAGATATACCCCTGCTAACCTGCGGTATTTGGAACCAGGCAGAACATACTCTATTACTTTAGATGCCTCCTCAAACAGCTTAGGAACCCCTTTGCTTACGTACAGCGTACTTAACCGTGGAAGCGGGGGTCAATGGAAACAAATTTTGGCTGATGGAACAGGAGGAACTTGGATAAACACAACAACCGATTTGTCCGGAAACCAAGTAAACCCATTATTCAGCAGTACTGAAGATTCAGGAAAAGATTGGAAAACTTATAGCGGAACTGTTACTGTTTCGTCGACATTCCAGAAATCGGACAACCATCAACTTTGGATAACACCTATGCAAAAGGGGACTCAAACGCAGAAAGTTACTTTTGGAATCCGTGACGTGCAGTTCAAAGAGATGTCCCCTCCGAGCCTAACCCCTAAAAGTAATGGAGTGGTGGGAAATAAATTATTACCTAACTCCAACTACCTATTGAAGTTACGTGCGCAGGTAGCGCAGTTAGCTGCTGAAACGCCAGTAGATGAAAAAGTATTTATTCGGCTTGTTGTAGAGCAAAAACCTTTCCTTGGAAATGGTTACGAAGACTTTTTATGTCGTTCATGGGCTTTCAATTGGAATAATCGCAGATGGGCTGTAGCAAAAGAGATGACTCCTCAAGAAGAGTGGTTACAAGTCCCTTTAACAGCGATACGTCTTAATGCAAGCGGGTACCAAACAGAAGAGGATGAAACTTTCGAAATACAGTTTAACACCCAAAACA